ACATACAGTTCTTCCTGCATTGGTTCAATCATCTGTTGGAACAACTTAGCAGCTTCCTGCTTTATTTTATTATTCATTCCATCATCACTAAAAACATCGTGCGGTACTTCTGGTTCTGCTGCTAGTTGCTTTACATTATCAGCAAACTTACCTGAATACAAAGCTTTCTTCTCTAGTGCTAATGCTTGTTGTTGTCTCAATAAATCTTTTCTAATCTCAGAAACTTCTTGTGTTTTCCTAGTAGTCATCGCTCTAAGATTAGCAATTAGTTTTCTACCATTCTCAGGCAGATGCTTCAAGATCTCCTGATAGTCTGGTAGATCCTTATGTGTATTGCTCATAATAGCATCTTCAGAAAAATCTGCTTTCAACAAATCCTCTAGATTGAAGCTATCTAANAACTTCTGTTCTATATCCGTAGGAACGTCAGGTTGCCCTTCTAAGGGACTTTCNTCTGTACCCTTATTATCCACATTGGTTTGTTCCTCGGATGCCTCTACTGTTACTTCAGGGGCGTCTGAGGTATTGTCTTGTACGACAGTCTCATTAGCTTCGCTCATATTATAATCTCTCCATAAATAGTTCGTCTATACTTGCATCACTACCTTCTGGTAATGGTGTCCTCTCTTCATCAATAAGTTGTGTAGGTTCTTCCAATGGAGCTTCCTCAATAGGAACTTCCTCTGGTTGTTCTAAAAACTTTTTGAATTTTTTATCTTTAGCTATAGCACCTAACTTACCAGCCAGTAACTGAACAGATTTATCATCTACAATTTCTTCTAAGATAAATGATTTCTCTTCATCTAAGATGTCTGTAGCAATAGCATCATCAATACTTTGTTTGAACATAACCAACAGTCTAGTAAATTCTGTAGGAAATTCTTGGATATCCTCTTGGAATTCTGGATAGTCAGCATTCAGTCCATACAATGGTTGAAGCTGTCTAGTCTGCTTTACCAAAGTATTCAATGTCTTCTTAGAAAAATTTCCTTGTGGAGAAAATTCCCCTACCATACCATCTTCTTCTACTGCAATTGCTTCTTGCCCTTGTAGTACTAAAGGATCCACGTCTGTAGGTGGTCCGATTTCAATTTCAATTCCTTGTGCCATTATATTGTAGCCTCCTGTTTATTAGCTTCTTTTAGCATCTCTTGTGCTGGTAATGTTTCTGTAATTGCTTTTATCTTACCTTGAACATCGTTTCCGTATTTAGAAAGTTTTTCTTTGTAAGTAGTTATATTCTTTGTAATCTTATCTTCTGCTACCTTTTCCGCTTCCAGCTTATCAGCTATGTAATGCTGAGGAAGATCAGATGCAGGTACCTTTCCCATAGATGCCATTATCTTTTCTTCTTCCCTTCTATTAGTAACGTATCTGCCTAATCCCGGTGAGAACATACCATTCACACCGTAGCGTCCAGTCTCGTCTCCCCATCTTGAAGGTGTCTTCGCAAAGCTTCCTAAACATTTCTGTAGTTCTCCGCCACATTCACAAATATTATTATCTGCAAATACTAACCCTTCTTCTATGGTCTGTAATTCTTCCAGCATACCCTCACAGGTCTTGCACTTATATTCGTATAACGGCACTAACTAAAATCTCCCGGCATTGGGAACTTTAGTCCTCGTCCCGCACCAAATTGTTTTGCCATCTCTTCTTCAGGACTAGGCGGCATATTCTCAAATGGTGCACCATCCTCTCTAGCTAAAGGAGGACGACCCACTGCTCTAGGTCCAAGTTCCTGTTGTACCTCTTCAGTTTCGGAGAAGGCTCTCGGAAGATCATACAAACGAATTATCTCATCTCTAATTTTCCAAGGCTCAACCCCTAACTGTGTAAGAACTGGAACTAACTGTAACAACTGTTGTCTTCGTACACCTTCTGCAATTGGTGTTGAAGCCTGATCTAACGCAACGTACTTGAACTTACCTTCTAACTTATCAGGTGTAACCATAGTAGGCACACCCTCTAATATTATAGTTTCCTTCTGTCCTTCATCTGCGATAAGGGACACAATCCTAACATATTTGTATGCTACTTGTTCAATCATTTGATCACGCTCTCTAGCTAGTCGTCCGATTTCTGAAGCAGTATACTGTGCCAAAGCTGCTACTTCTGTAGCTGATGCCTTAGTCGTTTCACCTCTACTAAAGGGAGCCATAACACTTCCCTTAGCTAGGTCCTGATCTATCTGTTGTAGATACAAAGAATGATTTGAAGATATAGGGACAGATGGTACAACACTTATAACACCGGCAAGAGATTCGGCATCAACAGGAATCATCGCACCATCTATCCCAGCAGTTATCTTAGCTAACGCTTCTTCGTCAATTGCTCCTTCTCGTACTAGGAACTGTCTTGTATCTCTGCGAACAGCGTTTGCCCAGAAACTACGGAGAATATTTTTCTCATATATCTGATCATATATTCTCTTCATAGCACTGATTCCGTCCATTGGTTGATCAGGAACCCTGCTATAGTATAATGGTATGATAGGACTGATAAGCGTACCATCATTCGCTTCCAGTGGGATATCGTCTTCGCTTAGTATCCCTTCTCCATTCTTCCAGTTCGGTGTCCAGAAATATAACTTACCATTGATGAAGTCATATATCTCTACAATCTTACAGTATAAGAACTGATTAGGCAATGCTGTTTCCTCAGCACCATTATAAGGATCCCTTCCTCTGTTCTCACCCTTCTTGAAATAATCTTCTTTCTTGACAGGATTCCATTTCTTCCTACCAAATCTTTCATTCATAGATGCTACGGTTTCAAAATAGATATGACCAACATATCTCATTTCGTCCCACACGTTTGCATCTCTGTCTACAATAATATCCCAAGGACTACAGGCTTTTATTCCTACCCTATCCAGTATATTCGTAGCATCCCTCGGATACAACTTTATAAACGAACTAGGATATATCAAAGCTAATCTACTAGCTAATTCTAACTGGTTCTTCTGTGCGAATAGAAATCTATTAGACACCTCCTTCACCAGCTTCTTATTTCCTTTCCCTTGGATATCACCACCTACTTCAATAGCTGGAGACTTAGAAAATAAACTTGCAATGTATCCTTCTATATAAGCATAGGCATCTGAAGTCTCTACCCTTAGCTGTGCCGATGCATCAAACGCTGCACGTTCCTTATAGAATTCAGTCATATACGCAGCTTTATACTTACGCATATCGGACTGTCGCTCATCCCACACACTATCGTGCTGTGATAATATAGTCCTAATGAAACTTACTTTCTCTTGATTAGTGATCTCTGCCATAAATGATTCCTTGTATAAATACCTTTTGTAAAATTAGTAACGTTTTTCTTTCATACCAGCAGCATCATCTAGTATTCTCTGTACCCTTCTTTGCTTTACCCAATCAGGAAGGAATGCAGACTTATTCAAATAAACTTGTTTCAGACACTGACAAGCTAATGCTAATGCTATCACAGTATCTCCGTGATGATCCATACTATCAGGTACTTTAGGAGCCAGTCCTCTAGTACACATCTGATAGGATCTCATCTCAGTATATGTTATACTATCTAAATTAGTAATGACACCCTCATTGAATAGTGCCTTTAGTTCTTCAAACATTGATATCTTAGATTTCGTTGTTGTTATCCAATCTTTATCCTTATCAGACTTCCAAAGATTATAATATCCTAAGTGTCTCAGTTCATTTAGTACAGGAAGTCCCCAGTTATTTTCTTCAACCAGTACTTTGCATTCATTGTATTTAGTTGCCAAATAGACTATCTTCTCAGCTAGTTGTACTGGGGTGGTAGTGTTAGACCTAAACATAGCTACAGGTTGAAATGATTGCTTATCCATAACAGTTATCACACTGTAATCACCACCTCTACCAGAGGCAACGTCAACCCCCATAGCATAAGCTAGATTAGGATCTCTCTCAGTAAATATATATTCTTTATTATTCTCAGCCTCTACGTTCAGTATCTCAACAAACCTAAGGTCCTCATCTCCGAAGTATGCATTACCACTTTGAGCAAACGCTTCCTCTACCGACAAAGGATATTCTCTTTGAAATTTATTAGCACCCATACGATGTATCATACAGGCTCTCCAATACATCTGATGGTTATCTAACATATTCGTTCTCTGATACTGACTGTCATCAGATATCCACCCAGTTGGATAGTCGTCTCTATAAGAAGGATGATTCTTCCAAGGGAAAAATTTATATTCCCAGTCCCCTTCACCTCTCTTAGACTTTATTATTTCCTGATGCAAAGCATCTCCATAATGATTTGCTGTAGATTCTATAATCAATTGATTACCATTCAATGCACCAATAGCCGTAGCTTTCAATTCTTCAGGATGAGGTGCAAACGCATATTCGGATATGTGTAGGAAATTACAAGTAAAACTTCTTAGTCCACCNTTACCTTCAGCAGACACACACATTATCTTTGCACCCGTATCTGCGAATACCATCTCTGTAGTATTTTCTGTAGATAATTCTCTGCGTAACATTTTCGGTAATGTATTGTAGAACATCTTGTATATACCCAGAATATGCTTAGCTGAGGATAACTTATGAGATAATATAACTGCTGTGATAGGTTCCTTGCTAGTAAACCATTTATAGAATAGGTAAGCGGAACAGAGCGTAGTTGCACCGATCTGTCTAGGCTTGAGAAATAAAGTATCTTTCCCAGTCTCTAGTGCCTCATACATCAACATCTGTTCGGCTGTAGGCTGTAATGAACACAGCTTTCCTTTCTTATCAATAATCTTCAATCTACTGATAAACAGGAGAGGATCCGCTAATACCTTTTCCAGTGATACGTTCACTGACAGTAACCCAAAAAATAGGGGAAAAATATTTTGGCACCATTATTATATAGATAAAAATCTATATAATAAGACATACCCTTACAACTACTAAATAATATAATATTATTATTATTATAGGGGGGGGGAGATATCTTATTCTTTTTTCTAATCATATATCTCTCTCTCTTCTATCTCTTCTACCCTAAACAAATTACTTATCAATATTATTCCCCTTCAAACTATCAACAAAGCCATCACAATATTCCTTCAACTTCCCCTTATCTATATCAACATCCAAATAATCATTATCATATCTTACCTTCACCTTCACACTAACATCATTCTTCCTATACTGATTCCTCTTCTTATCTCTAACTACCTTCACTTCTATATCTAATTCACCTAATATAAATCTAAACATCTTACCTCTCTTGCTCTCATCTATACAACCATTTTCAGCTACGCTGAAAATGGTTTATTGTTCCTTCACTTCACTATCGTCAACCAATCCTTCATATCATATTCCTCCTGCTTCATCTGCTCATCCACATTCTTATCCAATCTCCTCCTCTTCAACATCTCCATCTGACTTAGCGTACTGAGAATATTACTAAATGTTTGTCTTCCTATCTTACAATTCCTACTAACATTCAATTCTCTACACGCATCCTCCACCAGATCCCATAACACTGTCTCTATATCTCTATCCTTTATCGCCTTCCACGTCGTCTTCTTCATTATCCTATACCTCTATTATACTACAATCTTTACTATTGTATACTATTATTATCCATTTATTTATTTTATTTAGCGACTGCTTCCGCCATTGACACAACCTCATTTGACGAAGTCAAATGAGGTTTACTATTCTCCCCCATAAATAACTGCTTGAATACCTCAGCATCACCACAGATCTCACCAACCTTCTTTAGACTACCAGTATAAATCTGCCAGATCCTCTGCCTTGTGTATCCCATCTCATCCCCGATCTCGTCCATAGACTTACCTAACCACATAAAATTATAAACTATTTTATTCTCCCTTTCCGTCAACACCATCTCCAACCAGTCAACCAACGAGAACTGGGGAGGTAAGGGAATAACATTTGTAATCTGTTTATCCAGCCTGTCTATCATCTCATCTTCCACATCATACGATCCACATAACTTATCCAACCGCCAATCATCACAACCTACGTAACGCCAATCATCCTTGAACTTCTTCCTATGTCTAAATACTTCCTCATCTTTCTTATCCTTATCCATAACCTATAGTCTCCTTTACTTTATTATACTAAATCATTCCACTATGTAAAATACAACATCAACATAACTGAACTATAATAACTAGTAACTATAAATTATTACCACCTAACAATAGACATTTTGTAAAATACCTACACTATTATTATACTATTCATTTACCATAATGTACAATAATACTTATGCCTCCCCCTCAAAAGGGACTACATAAATAATCTTTTTATTAGTATCCTTCTCTCTTATCTCCTTCCAATCTATGTCTCCACTTAGACCCTTCACATTTATAATACCTACCTTATCAAATGCATCTACCAAAGCTTCATCAACATCAGCACCTGAACCATCAATCTTTATAAAGAACCTGAAGACCTTCTTCTTTTCCACTATACTTTCCATCCTTTATTCCCTCCCATAATTCTTTTATTTCTTTCTTATACACTGTCTCATAAAAAATCTTCTGATTCCTCTGAGAAATACCATAACTTTCCTTAGCCATTATCTCAGCCAC